TGGTTTGGTGTGGGTCAATTTTTCCCCGGCGATCTGAGGTCAATTATATCCCGGCGGTGACACCGGACTTCCGCTTCATGTTTACCAATACAACGACAGCGGCGGCAAAGAGAAATATATAAAGCACCCTTTATACAGATTGCTCCATGATGAGCCAAACCCGGAGATGACGTCCTTCGCCTTTCGGGAGACGCTAATGAGTCACTTACTACTTTGGGGCAATGCGTATGCTCAGGTTATAAGAAATGCCCGAGGCGAGGTTGTTGCCCTCTATCCACTGATACCAGGCAAAATGACAGTCGACCGTGACAAAAGCGGCCGGCTTTTTTATTTGTACCAGCGAAACATGGAGGATGCACCCACACTGGGAAAAGACAGCCAGGTTTATCTTGCACCTTCAGATGTGCTGCATATCCCCGGACTTGGCTTTGACGGCCTGGTTGGCTACTCGCCCATTGCCATGGCAAAGAATGCGGTAGGTTTGGCCATGGCAACAGAGGAGTATGGAGCCAAGTTTTTTGCCAACGGTGCGGCGCCCGGTGGTGTGTTGGAACACCCCGGTACGATCAAGGATCCGCAGAAGGTGAAGGAAAGTTGGAATACGGCCTACCAGGGCAGTGGAAACGCCCATCGTGTGGCCGTGCTTGAGGAAGGCATGAAATACCAGCCCATCGGCATCTCGCCGGAACAGGCACAATTTCTCGAAACACGGAAGTTTCAGATCAATGAGATTGCTCGCATTTTTCGAGTGCCGCCTCATATGCTTGCCGACCTAGAGAAGTCTTCTTTTTCCAACATCGAGCAGCAGTCTTTGGAGTTTGTAAAGTATACGCTGGATCCGTGGGTGGTGCGCTGGGAACAGACTATGTGCCGTACCCTTCTTTTGGAAAGTGAAAAACCCAAAGTCTTTATCAAGTTCAATGTGGACGGGCTGTTAAGAGGCGACTACGAAAGTCGTATGAATGGCTATGCCACCGCTAGGCAGAACGGCTGGATGAGTGCCAACGACATCCGCCAACTTGAAAACCTGGACCGCATTCCCGCAGAACTTGGCGGCGACTTATACCTGATCAACGGTGCCATGACTAAATTACAGGACGCCGGTGCGTTTGCTGCTACGAAAGAAAGAGAGGAACTCCAATGAAGAAATTCTGGAACTGGGTGAAGGATGAGAAGTCCGACACCCGAACGCTTTATCTGGACGGCGTGATTGCCGAAGAATCCTGGTTTGATGATGATGTCACCCCCAAGGCTTTCAAAAATGATCTCTATGCCGGCGAGGGTGACATTGTTATTTGGCTGAATTCTCCGGGCGGCGATTGTATCGCTGCCAGCCAGATCTACGCCATGCTCATGGATTATAAAGGCAACGTGACCGTGAAGATCGATGGCATCGCTGCGTCCGCTGCTTCCGTCATTGCTATGGCAGGAACTACGGTGCTGATGGCGCCCACCGCGCTCATGATGGTGCATAATCCATTGACCGTAGCCATCGGTGACAGCGAGGAAATGCGAAAAGCCATCGCCATGCTCTCAGAAGTAAAAGAAAGCATCATCAATTCCTATGAAATCAAGACCGGCTTGTCAAGAACCAAACTCTCACACCTCATGGATGCAGAAACTTGGCTTAGTGCAAACAAAGCCATCGAGCTTGGTTTTGCAGATGGCCTTTTGGAAGATGATAAGAAACGCATCCACCAAGAAGACTTCACCTATGCCTTTAGCCGACGGGCCGTTACGAATTCACTTCTGGACAAGGTATGCCCAAAGAACCAAGCATCACAAAAAACCACCGGTAAACCTGCCGCAGACTTTGAAAAGCGGCTCAACAACATCATTCACTAATAGGAGGAAACAAGTATGAACAAGATTTTAGAACTGAGGGAAAAGCGTGCAAAAGCATGGGACGCCACAAAAGCGTTCCTTGATACCAAGCGTGGAACAGACGGATTGATTTCCGCTGAGGACGAAGCCACCTACAACAAGATGGAAGCCGATGTGATTGCACTGGGTAAGGAAATCGACCGGTTGGAAAAGCAGGCGATACTGGATGCGGAACTCAGTGCTCCTACAGCAAATCCTCTGACGGGAAAGCCCGCTTCCCAGAAGCCGGAAGGGAAAACCGGCAGAGCCTCCGATGAGTACCAAAAAGCATTCTGGAATGCCATGCGTACTCGGGCTGGCGAAGGACTCGATCCTGTTATAAAGAATGCGCTACAGGTTGGCACGGATACCGAGGGGGGGTATCTTGTGCCAGATGAGTTTGAGCGTACTCTTGTGGACGCTCTCGAGGAAGAAAACCTTTTCCGTAGACTGGCGAAGGTCATCACCACCGCTTCCGGCGACCGGAAGATTCCGGTAGTAGCATCCAAGGGTACAGCATCCTGGATCGATGAAGAAGGAGCCATACCGGAAAGCGAAGATAGCTTCGGACAGGTATCGATTGGGGCATATAAACTGGGAACCATGATCAAGGTTTCGGAGGAACTTCTTAACGACAGCGTGTTTGAACTGGAACCCTACATATCAAGAGAGTTTGCAAGGCGTATCGGAAACAAAGAAGAGGAAGCCTTTTTCACAGGCGATGGTTCCGGCAAACCCACTGGCCTTCTTGCATCCACCGGAGGTGCGCAGCTTGGTGTCACTGCGGCTAGCGCCACGGCGATTACGATTGATGAGATGCTGGATCTGTTCTATTCTCTAAAGTCGCCTTACCGCAATAAGGCAGCCTTTATTATGAACGATGCCACCGTCAAAGCCATCCGGAAACTAAAAGACGGTCAGGGCCAATACCTATGGCAGCCGTCCCTACAAGCCGGCACACCCGACACCATCTTGAACAAACCCCTACATACCTCAGCGTATGTTCCTGCGATTGAAGCCGGAGCAAAGACCATAGCATTCGGGGATTTCAGCTATTATTGGGTTGCTGACCGTCAAGGTCGAGTATTTAAGAGGCTGAATGAACTTTATGCCGTTACCGGGCAGGTGGGCTTTGTGGCCACGCAGCGTGTGGATGGCAAGCTGATCCTGCCGGAGGCGATCAAGGTTCTAAAGCAGAAGGCCTAACGGAGGTGCAAAATGACTTATACCACAAAGAACTATACCGAGCAGGGCGGTGAAAAGACCGTCATCGGTGGCATTTTAGAAATAAAAGAAGGCGCTACAGTCACAGGGTTAACTGCTACTGCAGCGCCAGCCTCTGAGGCGGCGCTAGGCGGTGTCAAAGCGGCGGCAAAAGGAACCGATGAGACAGTGGAAGTGAAAATTGGTGAGAACGCAAAGCTCTATGTTCCTACTTACCCTGTTGTGCCGGAGATACCCGTTGCGGAGAACCAGCCGGAAAGCACAGCGGAAGAGTTCGCTGGCCTGCTTTCTGATTTCAATGCGCTGCTTGCAAAACTGAAAGCAGCAGGGGTAATGGCAGCCGATGTGTAAAGATCCGGAAAGGAGGGCGGCGGTATGACACTGTTTGAAAAGGTCAAAGGAAATCTGATCTTACCACATGATGAGGATGACGAACTACTGCAAATGTATATTACTGCCGCCGTCCGTTATGCCGAAAGCTATCAGCACTTGCCAGAAGATTTCTATACCGAAAACCCGATGCCGCCCACCACTGAGCAGGCTGTCATTATGCTGTCGTCCCACTTTTACGAGAGTCGGGACGGCAGCACAGGCGGTTTCTTTTCGGACAATGTGCGGGCGGGGCAGCAGGTTTGGAATACGGTGAATCTTCTCATGCGGCTTGACCGGGACTGGAAGGTGTAAGCTATGAGCTTTGGTAAAATGAATACCTTAATTGATATCGTAAAAAAAGCAAAAGAAAAAGACAATGAGGGTTTTTTAAGAGAAACCGACAATGTCATCGCATCTGTCAGAGCTTACCGGGAAGGCCGGCATGGTAATGAGAAATGGGCGAACAGAGCCGCTTTCTCAGAAGCCACCGATCTTTTCTGTTTTCGCTTTCTTCCTGGTGTTACTGTGACAACGGCTATGACCATCGTCTGCGATGGGGATCGTTTTGAGATCACATCGGTGGAAGATGTGAAAGGCCGGAGGATGTACCTTGAGGTTCTGGCAAGAGAGGTGAAACCAAGTGGCTAAGGTGGCTTATAAAATGCCGGAGGAGTTTCTTCTAAAAGTATCGCAATTAGGTGAAAAAACCGATGAAATCCTATCCCGTGTCCTGAAAGCGGGCGGTGAGGTGGTGGAACAAAAGGTGAAGCGCGACCTGGAAAGCATTATCGGTAGCGGTACAAAGGAAGAAAGCCGCTCAACTGGAGAGTTACTTTCGTCTCTTGGTGTATCCTCTGCAAAACAAGACCGGAACGGCAACTTCAATGTAAAAGTGGGATTTTCTGAACCGCGAAAGGACGGGAAAAGCAATGCCATGATTTGCCAGTGTGCTGGAATACGGCAAAAGCGGACAGCCGGCAAAGCCGTTTCTAAAGCCTGCAAAAGCAGCCAGTAAAACTGCCTGCACGCGTGCCATGATTTCGGCACTGGAAAAGGAGGTTGAAAACGTATGAATTTACTGGAAGAATTGCATACCCTGTTAGTACCTCTTGTCCCAGTGGAAACGGGCGTGTTTTCGGAACTTGCACCGGACCGGTATGCTGTGGTTACGCCTCTGGCAGATACTTTTATTTTGCATACGGATGACAGGCCTCGGCAGGAAACACAGGAAGCAAGGCTCTCCCTTTTCAGCAAGGGAAACTATATGGCACTAAAAAAGCAAATTGTCCGCACTCTTCTTTGTGCGGATTTCATGATAACTGACCGCCGTTATATCGAACACGAGGATGATACCGGCTATCATCACTATGTGATCGATGTGGCAAAAAATTACGAATTGGAGGAATAGCAAATGGCTACGATTGGGCTAGATAAGCTCTATTATGCAAAAATCACGGAGGATACGAGTGGGGATGAAACCTATGGCACTCCGATACAACTGGCAAAAGCGATGAAAGCGGATCTGTCTGTTGAGCTTGCAGAAGCAACTCTTTACGCAGACGACGGCGCTGCGGAAATCGTGAAGGAATTCAAAAGCGGCAAGCTTTCCCTTGGCATTGATGATATTGGGATTACAGCAGCTGAAGATTTGACCGGTGCAAAAATCGACGACAATCATGTCGTTATATCGAGCAGCGAAGACGGTGGCATTCCTGTCGCTGTAGGATTTCGAGCGAAGAAGGCAAACGGTAAGTATCGGTACTTCTGGCTTTACCGTGTGGTGTTCGGTATACCGGAGACCAACTTAGCGACTAAAGGCGACAGCATTACTTTCTCCACGCCAACCATCGAAGGGACGGTACTGCGCAGAAACAAGCCGGACGGAAACGGCAAGCACCCGTGGAAAGCCGAAGTCAATGCGGATGATGAAAGTGTGCCCGCTTCTGTTATAACCGGATGGTATACAGAAGTGTATGAACCTGTATTTGCTGTTACACCTTAACGGAGGGTTAGAAAATGGACAATGAAAGAAGTGCAAGAATTACCTTAGGTGGACAGGAATATGAAATGCTCCTCACCACCAGAGCCACAAAGGAAATTGCGGCTCGCTACGGCGGGCTTTCCAATCTTGGAGAAAAGCTCATGAAAGCCGATAACTTCGAAATGGCCCTTGATGAGATCGTGTGGCTCATCACACTGCTTGCAAACCAGTCGGTTCTGGTACACAATCTACAGAACCCTTCCGAGAAGCGGGAACTGCTCACAGCAGAAGCGGTGGAGCTGCTCACTTCTCCCTTGGAACTAGGAGAGTATAAGAACGCCATTATGGAAGCCATGTACAAAGGCACCAAGCGACATGTGGAAAGCGAGGACGAACCATCAAAAAACGGGGAGGTCGGGTAAGCGATGAAGAATCCTTTGCCCGACTGATCTTTTATGGAGTATCCCTCTTGCATCGGCCCGAGCAAGAGGTCTGGCTCATGTCAATCGGACATCTGCTTGATCAGTGGGAGTGCTACAAACAATACCACGGACTAGCGAAATTAAAGCGGGAATGTGACATAGACGATGTGATTCCGATTGGGCTTTAATATTCAGAAAATTGTGCTATAATGAATATATGTGGATTTCGCATCAAAATTTTGAGCGAATAGATTTATTTTAAAGTGGAGATAAACAAAATGGAACCATATATATTTGTCGGCCAGAAGCTGAAAACAACCACAAATGAATATGTAACCATTACCAAGATCGATAGGGACTTTATCTATGTGTATTATAAGGGATACGTACATAAAAGAGAAAAAAGTATCATTGGTAAAAAACTGTTTATCGATGAAGATGATAATGCGAAGAAAGAAACCACGAATACTGCTGCATCAACAACCATAAAAAAAGAGGCATCAAATAATCCAAGTAGAT